AGATCGTCGCCAGCGTCTCGGAGGTCTTCGCCTCGGCGTGCAGCTTGAGCGCCTGCTCGTGCAGGGTCAGCGGGACGGCGGGGACGTGAGCGGCCTTGGCGATCTCTTCGGCCATGCGGTTGAAGGCGTTGATGTACGCAATCTTGAACGCCGCCGCCTCTTTGCCAGTGAACCCCATGCTCAGGAACACAAAGCCATCCTTGGTCATGCTGAAGATGGTGCGCGGTCGCATGGCGCCATTGCCGACTTCAACATGGTCGATCAACTCGCCAAAATTGGCCGCATGAAATTCAGGCTGAGTCCTCCTGATTTCTCGGATCGAACGGAGCACCTTGGAGTGATCCTTGCCGAACCGTGCCGCTACCTTGAGCGAGTCGGTCATTGGCTGGCCGTCGATCTCGGTCAGGTCGGCGATGATGTGGGCGATGTCGTGCATGCGTGTCCTTTGTCGTCTCGGGTGGAGCGCGCCGGCTGGTGAGACTTGCCAGCGGTTCGGGCTGCAGACCCTAGGCGCGCGGGAGCATTTTACCCCACAAAAGCAAACAGCCGCTTTGTTGGCGGCTGTTTGTGGGGCGTTGTCCATTAAGTGAACCTTTCGCCACCTTCTCACGGGCAACGTCAGTGTATCACACACCGAACGCGGCACAAGCGCCACGGTACAGCGCCTGACGATCAGCGAGTCCATTAGTCCCGCCGTGAGTGTCGTGTGATACAATCATGCCATGCCAACCTTCACAAAAGTCTGCGTTCGTTGCTCGCAGCAATACACCATTACAAGCAGCCCGGCCAATATTGCGAGGCAAAAGTTCTGCTCTAGAAAATGCGCCGCAGAATCTTACAAAGAAATACCAGACCTCATGACGAGCCTTAGACAAAGGCTTGAATCTAGGGTTGAGAAAAAGCTTGATGGCTGCCACATTTACACTGGACAAAACAACGGTCATTACGGGCAGATTGAGTACCGAAGAAAGACATATCTCGCGCATCGCGCATCCTACATGGTGTTTAAGGGTGAAATACCAGAAGGAAAAGTTGTCTGTCATTCATGTGATGTAAGGCTTTGCATAAACCCAGGCCACCTATGGATAGGAACTCATGCGGATAACGTACGCGATATGCATGCAAAAGGGCGCGCTCGGTACAACCCGCGAAAGAAGCTAACAGATGAAGCCGTCAGGCTGTTGATTGAAGAGGTGCGGAATGGGGCGACAACCACCTCTGTTGCTTTGAAATATGGTGTAAGTCAGTCAATGGTTTCGCTGTACGCAAGCGGGAAAAGAAGGCGCGAGTCAGGCGCCTAAGGCATTCTTCGCCATGGCCCATAACTGGCGGCGGTCAATAATTCCATTAAGCCCGCCATTTATTTTTCGCGTGATCGCCGCAAACGCATCATCAGTCCCTTTGTCTGCTAAAGCGTTGAGCCCATGCGACGACCAGAACCAAGCGGCAGACGCTGCAGCATGCTCGGGCAGTGCCAGTAGCTCGGGCCGGGTCTCGCAGTCGATCCCGAGTGCTGCGGCTGCTTTGCGGTAGTTCGCGCGCCCCGTTACCTGGATCAAGCCACGGCCCCTAAATCTCCCGCCGTCCCCCGGCTGGGTGTTGCCGAGATCCGCGCGGCCCTCATAGCGCGCCTGGGCGGGAGTCGGCCCCCACAACTCCGACACGTAGACCAGCCGCCCGGACTCGTGCGCCACCTGCGACACGAAACCGGCCAGGCGCGCAGGGGAGTCGATCCCGTGCAGCGCGCATGCAGCAGACAGGATCGGCGCCCACACTGTCGCGCGTGCTTGCGTGCAGTCTGCGGCGCGGCGGAGTTGGTCGGGGGTCATTGTTGCGGAGCTCCATCAAGCGGCATTGGCCGGGACTCGGTTTCAGGCGGAGGCCCGGACTGCCAGCGCTCCGACGTGACTGAAAGGTGCGCCAGCAGGACCAGCAGCACTGGGTACAGCAGGCCCGGGGACCAGCTGCCCGCAGCGCCGTACATGATCGCGCACGCCACAACCGCGCCAGACGACTGCGCCGCCACGCAGCGGGTCAGGTGCGTCCACCACGTCATGCGATTGAGCCGTGTGGAGTAGACCCACACGGCCAGCGCCGCAGCGGCGAAGATGAACCAGTGATGTCCGGTCATGGCTGGCTCCCGTCGATGTCGATGCCTGCACGTCGCGCGCCAGCGTCTGCGATCTGGCCGAACCGCTTGCCCACCCATGACAGGCCGAGGTGAAGCAAAGCGCCCGTGGTGCAGATGGCCGCATTGGTCATCAGCCGCGACAGGGTCCAGTTCTGGCCGGCTGCCGTACCAACCACCGCCGAGAACACTGCCGAGGCGACAAACCGCGCCGCGCCGTGGACGGGGTGAGCAGGCGGTGTGAAAGTGAGCCCAAGCACTGCGCCGGTCAGACCGACTGCCAGCGCCTGCGCGTCAACGCCGAACGCCGCCAGCGCCATCGCCGAGGCGCCGGCACTGATCGCTGTTGGGCCAGATGCGGCAGCCGCCGCCGTGACCGGGTCAGGCATTGCGCCCCCTGTAATGGTCCGCCAGCGCGCACACCAGCAGCACAGCAACAGCGCAGATGAGATTGATCGGGCGCCCCGTCACATCGTCGCAGATGGCCGCAGACGGGGCGCCCTTGATGTAAAACAGGTCGCATGTGTACTGCAGCGACCAGAGCACGGACGACAGCGCCAGCGCCGCGCACTCGACAAGCCGGGGTCCGGGGCGCGGTCTTGCGATTGCATCCAGCGCATACGCCGCCAGTGTTGCGCCGTATAGACCATTACTCTGGTACATGGCCCCGGAAGGGTCTTGGTCCAGTGCAATCGCCATGTCGGGCGCATACAGCCACACGCCGGCCAGCATCAGCAGCAGCGCGGGCTGTCGCATATCAGCGCCGGCCGCTGCCGCCAGCGCCGCGCGTGCCGGCATCCGGAGTGCTGATTTCCAGCGCATCAAGCCGCATGCGACATTTCACAGCAATTGCAGATGCGCCGACCGACAGAATCAGAGCGACGATGGACAGAAGTAGGGTGATGATGTTCATGTCACGCATTGTAATACGGCACCTTGATCGCGCTCCCCCCGATGTATGCCACAAGATACCCCGTCGGCGTTGCGGGGAGTGCCGCCGCGCCGCCAGCAGTGGCAGTGCCGGATACCGTACCGCCGAGCGTCAGGGTTCCACCGGCGCCAGCAGTCGCGGCACTAGACAGGCGCATTTGCCCGGAATTCATGGACCGCCATCGCGCAGACGGCGTGCCGAAGTCAAATGCATTGTCGGTGGATGGATACGCTGCCGCTGCTGCGCCTGCACCGATGATGACTGCGCCGCCATCCAGCGATATTTCGCTGCCGGATCCGTCCATCGCGTAGATGTTGCGGGCACGGATGGCCGGAAGGCGCATATTCTGGGCATTGGCCCCGGTATTCAGGACACCGTTCGGGTAGATCCCGGACAATTTGGATAGGTCGGTGGCAAACGTCGTGAATCCGAAACCATTGCTCCCCATCCAGACAACGGAATCATTCCGCGTGTTTGCCGTCGTCTTGAGGATCGTGGTAAATCGGTTGTGAGTCACACCCTGAATAACAATGCCGTTTGCGTGGTCGCAGTCGAGGAATGACCCGACAGTGCCAGCGTTGCGACCGTTCCATGTTCCACCAATAACTTTCAGACCAACGTCCACGGGCAAACCAGTCCCGGCATCGTAGCCAAACCGGAACATCGCCCCGCCCGCGTTGTTTGCATACGGCACGTCTTCGCAGTAACCGCCTATTACTTCGATGTCGCGGCAGTCGCGCGCCATGTGCAACCCGTAGTTTTCCAACTGCTCAAAGATGCAATTGGTAAACCGGATGCCGATGCACCCCTGCAAGTACGGGCCCTGGGGCGCGCTGAAAAACGTGCATTGATCCCAGACATCAGTAGTCGCAACATCCGACATACTCGAATAGATCACCGGGGAAACAGTGCTGCCTTTGATGATGACGTTTTCGTATCGATTATTGATCGACAGGTTAATGTTGAAGCCTGCGACAAAATCCATGATGCCAATATCACGGAACGTGCTGTAGATTGCAGCGGTGATCTGGAAGCAGTACCGAACGCCAGCCCCTGCACTGCAATACAGGCCACTGACGGAAATCTGTTCGGTGAACGGGTCTGTGTGACCGTATTTGGCCGTCGCGAACAGGTCAGTGCCGGAAGTCGTCGGGACGAAATGAATGTGGCTGAACTTGGGGATTTGCCCGTAGCCCTGCACAAACTGGCCAGTGGATTCACCCTCGATCTTGGTGCCGTTGTAAATCGACAGCGTGGATTTGATGAGGTAGTAAACCGATGGTGCGGTGACAACGACGGTGTATTGCGGGCCGACACAATAATCAATGCAGGCGCGGAACGCTGCAGCGTCATCCGTCACACCGTCACCCTTTGCGCCGGCCTGCTTGACCGACACCCGGCCGTCGTGCACGAGTTTCCAGCGCCCACCGTCTGCCGCGACGATCACGGCCAGGCCGGTATCCGCGCTGGTGGTGTCCGTGGGATCGCATCGGTATTCCCCTCCGCCGCCATCGCCGGTAGCCCAATACCCGAGCGTGAAAGCGTGTTGTGCGCCAGTTTTTGACGACAAGCGGAGGGCCGCAACAGAGGCAAGCCAGCGCGTAGCCCCGCCAACACCGTCAACACCATTCACCCCCGACAGATCGCTGCGCAAAGAATCATCGGATGAAACTACACCATCCTCTGTCCATATCTGCACACCGGCCGGGTCGGTCAGCTTAAGTGAGTAAGCGCCAGTCCCTAGCCATACCCGGGCTTCACCCCGGGCATTGAGAACGACAGGGTTTGTCGCCTCGGTGCCTAGGGTCGAATCGGTGTATGCGGCCTTGTGCGTCGTGGTGCCGCTGGCGTAGGTGTACAGCAGGCCACCGACAAGCGGGAGTCCTTCATCAGTCTCGCCGCGGAAACGGCCGTCGATCAGTTGTGTTGCCATGTAACCCTCAGTTTCCGAATGATGCCGCCGCAGAGCCTGCACGTCCAGACAGTGCCCCCACGATCAAGGCGTTGCGTGCGCGTTGTTCTGCGACCTGTTTAGCCGTGCCGGCGAGAGAGTTGATTGCCTGCCGGCCCTGCGCGCCTTGTGTCAGCAGTATCTTGCCCATCTGATCGCGGACAGCCTCGGGGGTTTTGACGCGGTTCCAGACATCGCCGAGCGCGTTGATTGCGCCGCCAATCTGCCCGGTTGCCGCAGCGCCGCCAGCTTTTCCAATCGCGCCAAGTGCGCCCATGTCCAGATCACCTGCACCAAATTGCCGAGCCGCAGTCTGCGAGCCTTTGCCGACAGATTCCGCCAGCTTTAACCGAGCCTCGCCAGCCGCCGCCGCCGCAAACTCACGGTATGCGCGCTGCGTCGGAAACAGGGCTTTGAGCTTGTCGGCGACTGCCGGGTTTTCATAGGCACCCATGATCTCGGTGCGGCCTGCTTTGGAGTTGCCGAGCTTTTGCCGCAGCCCCTCAAACATACCGACTCTGGCCGCGTCAAGCTCGGACGCAGACAAACCCTTCAGGGATTGCTGAATGCCTGCCTCGTTGCTGCTGATGAGCTTCCGCCCCATCTCCGCCGCAGACATCATCGCGGACGGGCCTGAGTATGCGTCGCGGGCCGCTTTGTAGAGGCTCTGGCCGGTTGCTGGGTCAATGGTGGCCGTGTCAAGCTCTTGCAGCAGAGCCCGCTTAAGCTTCATCAGCGCGTTACCGGTTGGCGACACTTTGCCGGCCAGATCGGTTTCGCGGCCAATCATGGTGTCAATGCCCTGCTTGACCCGGTCAAGATCGCGGAAGGCAATCGGCCCCGGCGCATCGCCCAGCGTAAACGGGGCGCGCTCTGCCGTGGCGATGGTGCGGGCCAGCTTCGACGCGCCAAGCTCATCGGCTGCTGCAATGATGGATTGCAGGTTGTCAGTCGGAGCGATCTGCTGGGCGTGCAGCTGCTGGTACAGGGGCGCCGCAGCGGTTGCGCGCTGGTCCGCCAGATCCTGCACGGTGCCAGCCAGGCGCCGGCCTCCTGCGCCTAGCCCCTTGTCTGCCGCGTCGATCATCACGCCAGCGCGCGAGACTTGACGATCACGGATCATCTGCGCGGCGGCGTTCTTGGTCGCTCCGGGCAGCGTGGCCAGCGTGTCGAGTAGCTGGCGGGTGTTCTCGCCTGCAGCGTCTGCCACTGCGGCGCGCGGCCCCAGCTTGTTGATCCGTGCGCCGGCCTGCCCGATTGCAGACTCGGCCGACAGACCTGGGCGAGCATCGCGCAGCAGCGCCTCCGCCACCTTTTCCTGTGCGCCGATCGCCGCGGACTTACCGCTGACGCGCTGGGCGACATTGCGACCGACTGCGCCGACTGCCGCGCCAAGCGGAGCCACGACGCCGCCAAGTGCCGCGCCAATTGCGCCGCCCGTCGCTGCATCTGTAGCCACGCCTTCGGCCGTCTGAGCCGTAGACCGCCCAGCCCCTCCGATCGCGCCCTGCACGCCGCCAGTGATGCCGGCCCGCAGCGCATTGGCGCCGACTCCTGCGCCCTTGACCAGCCCCGCGCCGTAGCCGAGCGCAGCAGTTGGGGCCGATGCCGCAAGCTGGGCTACGGTCGAGAAAATCGGGTTGTCCGCGCTGGCCTGATCGCTGGCGCCGCGCGCGAAGTTCCGAGCCTCGCGGTAGCCCTCAGTCGGAGACTTGCCAGACAGCGCATTGACCAGCCCACCGCCAAGCCCCACGATCTCGTCAGCAAAGCCCATCGTCGGCCCCTGCAGGACATTGATAAGCCCGCGCCGTGCGTCAGTCTGTCGGCCGCGTTCGTATGCCTTGCGTTCTGCCGGGATAGTGACCTGCTGGCGCTCCGTCTTGCTGCCGATCAGTCGCGGGTCTTGGTAGCCCTCGCCGCGGCCCGTCGTCGGTGCTGCCGGTGCCGCTGGCTTGGCTGCTGCCGGCTCAATCTCAGGGTCTTGCATCCACCCGCCAGCCTGCGCCGGCTGCTGGCCTGTACGCGCGACGACTTCGCGGGCGTACTGCAGGGTGTCGGGAGCGTTCGGGTTGCGCGGATCACTCACAGCCACGCCGAGCCGTGCCTTCTCCATGCCGCCCTCACCGCCGTAGTAGCCGGCGGCCATGAGGGCGGGGTCGCCGCCTGACTTCTGTTCGAGGTGCTTGATGTAGCGGACAGCAGCCCGGACGTTGTGCTCTGGGTCGCCAATGTCTTCGCCGGGCTTGGCAAACCGCTTGAATGTTGCCGGCGTAATCTGCATGCCACCGACCGCGCCCGCGTTGCTGGTGGCCGTGTTCCGGCCGCCGCTGCTTTCCTGCTGGTAGATGCTGGCCGCTACAGCCTGAGCCGGTGCGCTGGCCCCCTCTTCGGCAGCAATGGCGCGGACATTGACAGGCGCAGCAGCGGCGCGCTTTGCCGGCTTTGCGGCCGGGATTTCGGGGTCGTCCATCCATCCCATTACGGCTTCATCCTTGTCTTGCCATCGGGGCCGGTGTAGGCCGTGCCGGACGGTAGCGCGTTGTACTCGGCTTCCGTGCGGGTCATGACTGGCGCGGATTGCGCGCGCTGCGGCTGTCGTGCGGGTTGCGGCTGGGTGCGCGCAGGAGCGGGAACTGGCCCGAGTTCGTCAATCCGCGACTTTGTCCGCTCAACCATGCGCCGCTGGATCTCTTCGGCCGTCTGCAGTGCAGCAAGGCGAGATTCCGCCGGCAGGTTCTCGTTTCCAACGTCCGCAGCCATCTCTTTGTACATCTTCAGGTCAGCGTCAGACGTGGCGCCCGGCTGCTTGTCCACCTTCGATGTCAGTGCGCCGGCCAGAACCTTCAGCTTGGCGTTCAGCTTTGAGTTCTCGGTGGCTACGCCGGTTGCGTTCGTGGCCAGGTCAATTCCCCTTTGAGCCATGCCACCCTTGACGGACTTGAGGGTCGCCTTGGCTTGGTCAATCAAAGCCAGCCCTTCAGTCGCGGCATCAAGCGCAGCCTTGGTTTCAAACCTGACCTTCTGGGTGTCCTTGTCCTGCTTCGCGGTTTCCTTTGCCAGCGCATCGCGCTTGATCTGCATCCCTTCGGCCTCAAGCCCAAGGCGCGCATCCTCACGCACATCCTTGCGCCCGGACCGAAGCACCTCCAGTTCGTACCGCTTGCGCTCCATGTCCGCCCGCATTACCGCAGTGCGCCGCGCCTCTTCTTCGGCCTCTGCCTTTGCCATGCCCTGCATGCCCATGACCGTTCGGCGTGACCAGTCGGCGAAGGCTTCCGGTGTCTGGCCGATATTGGAGATTGCTTGCTCGATCGGGGCCACCTGCTGCAGCCGAGGCCCAAGCACCGGGTCAGCGTACTGTGCGCGCAACCACTGCGCCGCCGTGGCCGGATCTCGGACCGCGCCCGTGTCAACCATCTGGCGGTACTGTGCGAGCTTGGAGTTGAATGACTCGTTCTGGTCCTGCTCCATCTTTAGCCCGAACGCCTGAGTGTCGCGCCCGCGCTGGTCTGCTGCGTCCGCCTGCTTGAATGCTTCGGGCGTTCCAAGCTTGCGCAGTTCAGGAGCGCCGCCGCCACCGGCCAGCACATTGCGCACGCCCATGGCGTCAGACCGCGCCATGCGCTCGTCTTCGATCTTCCCTTGGCTCTGCTGCAGTGCCAGCGCGTTAATCTGCCGCGTCTGCCCGGCCTGCTCGCGGTCGCGGTCCTGCCGTTCGAAGTCCGCCTGATACTCAAAGGCCGTGCGGGACGGCTTCATCAGGGCGTTATAGATTCCGGTGTCGAGTGCCATCGATCAACCTCCATTCCACTGCGCTTCAAGCTGGGTATTCGACGGCCCGGCCAGCGCGTTCCGGCTCTGCTGGCTGGCGTACCACCCGGCAAGCTGGTTGCCGACATTGCCCCAAGTATTTGCCTGTGCAATGCCTGCCGCGCCTTGAGCGTTTGCCGCGCCCATCATGTTGTTGCCGGCGTTGTTGGCGAACTGCGATCCTGCCGCGCCGACTTGATTCGATGCCGTCTGGCCCATGCCGGCCACCGATGCGAGCTGGTTGAACTCGTTGGTCCGCTCGCCCTGCAGCCGGTTCCAAGCGTCTCCGTACTTCGTCGTGCCGTAGTCGTTGCCGTACCGCTGCGCTGCCATGAGCGCCGCGCCGCTGTTGCGCATGCCCCTCGCAGTTGCGGTTCTGTCCAGCGCCTGCTGACCCTGCTGCAGCCCGAATTGATAGCCAGGCTCGGCCATGACATCGGCGCCAGTGAGCGAATTTCGCCCGCCGCCAGCACCGTCAATGCCGAGCAACTGCTGTAGCCGCGCTAGTGACCGATTCCCGGCCTCCATGCGGGGCGCGTTGTCGGCGCGCTGCTGCTGCCACTGTTCGCGCTGTAGCGCCGTTGCCTGATCGGCTGACGCGGCCTGAGTGTCCGCCGCGTCTCCGGCTGCGTTGCTGGAAAGCACGCCGCCGAGAAGCGCAGCACCACCAATAATCCACGGCATATCAGCCCCCCGTCAAAGTGTGGTCGATCCGCTCGGGGTCAGTCTCGTCCGAGGCATGGATGCACAGCCAGGCGCAGTCAGTCAGTGCCACAACCCGATGCGGCGTGCCTTGCTTGACCGTTAGCACCGCCGGCCCGACAACCTCGCGCACATCGTCGCCAGCAGTCAGGCGCACGACGCCGACGCATAGGACGGACTTGTGGGTAAACGTGTGCGAATGCATCGCCAGTTCGGTTCCGGCTGGGATTAGCGTCTCTTTGATGTAAACGCCGCTGCCGTCGTCGCCGAAGTGGTGAGCGAGCTTGATGCCCACCTCTTCAAAGCCTTGGTTGAACTCCATCACGTCACCTCTCTACCACTGATGCGGATAGTAACAGACGATGCACTTGCAATGGTGCTCACCATATCACCCGGCCCCAGCACATGCCCGACGATCTCCGGGAACGTGTAGGTTTCGCCAGAGTTCAGTGTTTTGGTTTTGACAATCAGATTGGATGCACCAGCAGTGCCGCCGCTTGGGACGATATTGATTGACAGTTGGGCCGAACCAGGCCCGGCATTTGTTCCGGTGATTTTGTCAAGGATGGCGCGGGTGCCTGCTTGTGCGGTGTACTGCGTGGTCTGCGACGTTTCCGCCTCTTTTGCCTGCACCAGCGGTTTTGCGATGACGGTCATATCTGTACCCCTTGGGTAATGTCGTTAATCTGCTGGCGGAGCAATGCCACCTCTTCGCGGAGTTGAGAAACCTCGGCTTCAATGGACTCGCCATGCTCTGCATGCATCTCGCGCGGCTGCTGTCCCACTAAGTCAGACAGCGCATACAGCGCAGCCTCTTGCTCTTCGGTGCCTGCATCGTCAAACGCGGACGCAGCAAGATCAGCCGTGCCGTCGCCATTAGCCCCGCCGACTCGCTCATAAACTCCGGCCAGATACCGCGACCATTCGCGCGTGATCATTCCGGTCTGAGGATCGACTAGCGGGATTCTGTTCGGTTGCGCGATCAGGATCATTTACACCTCGTCCACGATAGCCGCCACAGGCTCGCAGCGCACCGGGTCAGTGACCCGAATATGCCACACTCGGTCGCGGGCGGAGCCGAGCATGGTGGCCCGTGCGCGCGACGTGTACCTGCCGACAGCACCAAGCGACAGCGTGCGCCAGTTGCCCCACGTCATCCCTCCGTCATCGGAGTACCGCAGCAGCATGGACCCGGCAGACCCATCGGATAGGCCTAGGCCGGTGTTGCAATCAATCTGCATCGATCCAAAGCGCCGCCGAGACAGTGCCGGCATCGCGTTGTGCGGGGTGATTCGCTCACGGACAAGCGGGCCTGATCCAGATGCGCTAACACCGGGTTCAAGCGAGTAAATGACGCCATCCGATCCGCCGACAAAGTGTTTTCCGTAAGCATATGCATGGCACGTCCCGAGATCCTGAGCATGAGTTCCGTCAACCCACTCCGCACGCTCATGCCAGATGCCCGCGCGTAGTTCGTAGGCCCATGTGGTAGCCAAGCCAGGCACCTGGAGCACATAGAAGCTCAAGCCCTCCTGCCGGTAGGCGTAGGCCCTGGCGCCGCTGATTTGTGCCTCGGTGAGCGGCGTCAGCGCCTCTTCCAGCGCGTGATTGCTGATCCGCTGTGGCTGATATGCCGTCATTGCTGACACGCCGATGCCGCCCGATACATCACGGGACAGCCACACGGCCGCGCCATCGATCACAGCCAGCGATTGAGCGGCAGCGCACCCGACCTGCAGTGCGGCCCCGTCGTTCCGGGCCAAGGGGAAATCGGCCCCGCCAGAATCCGCCCAGACTTCGCCCGTGCGCTCCTTAAGCAGAATCAGCTCCCGATGCTTGACGCACAGGGCCACGATGTCGCCGATGCTTGATTCCGTCGTGGCGAATTCCAGCGCGTTGAAGGCGCTGAAGTCCTGGTTGGCGCTAATGTAAAACTGCGCCGAGTCAGGCACCGCAAACACGCCGTAGCCGTCCAAAACGTCAATCTGAGATGATCCTCGGAAGTTGCCCGCCATCGCTGAAAATGCCAGCGTATCCAGATCAAGCACATACCCACCAGCGCCATCAACGATACCAAGCTGGGTCACGTTGTCGGACATCTGGACGGGTCCGGTATTGCTAGACAGCGATCCGCGGAATGTAGCAACACCCGATGAATCGATGCTGTAGAGCCTAGCCCCCGCTACAACATAGAGCATATCCCGAGCGGTGTAGATTCCCCGCACAGGGTTGTCAAGCGTGGAAAACGCCACCTTCCCCGGGACTTGTTTTAGATAGGACGGCTGCCCGCCCTTGCCTACTGCGCTCTCGATCTGGACGGGAATCCAGTTCACGCACCGCTGCACGTCTGCCGATCGGTTGCGCAGCGCGTAGGATGGTCCGGCTATTGGGATTGCGGGCATTTTTGGATACTCACCGGCAGCGCGGTTCAGCCTTCCTTGACCACCAGGTAGCGCGTGCTGGTGATGAAGACGCCGGCATCGGTCATGGCGGTCGGGTGGTTCAGCTCGATGGTCTGCGCCAGCTTGTCGGGCTCGCCAGCCGGATAGCCCTTGTCCCACACCTCGACGATCACCTTGTAGTTGGACATGTCGGCGTTTTCGATTCGCACTCGCTTGGTCATGATTTGCCCTTTCTAGGCAGTTTGGAAATGGTGGGCGGGCTGGCGGTTCGGCCACTTAGCTTCCTGGCAACTTCGCGCGACCTGGAAGACCGTCCCTTAAAAATCAATCAGCACCGGCAGGGGCTTAGCAAATCGCCCGGAACATATCCGGGCGAATCCGCCCAGACCCAGCGACTCGCGCATACCCCTCGGCAATCGGGTGCACCCCATCAGTGGTCAGCGCCGGCAGCCAGATGCCAGACCTGTAGCTCGTCTCTACGGTGTCTGCGATCTGAATCACGCCTTTGATTGACGTTTTATCCCGGTACGTGCTTGTGTTTGTGTGCAAAATCCGGTTGTATTCAAGTCGAGTTGCCTCTTGCGCTTTTACGGCTTGGTTTGCCGTGGTTGCCCAAGAATCCGTTGACGTGGTTTGCGGCAACACATCCGAGATCCACGCGCGAGCATTTGGATTGATAGCCCGCAGTTGCGTGTCAAACGTGTTGTAGTACCCCCGGACAGTTGTTGCGGTTGCGCCTCCGAGGTAGATATCGTTCGTCCCTACATGCACCACGTACACATCGCAGTACGCGAGCAGCGTCGAAAACATGCCCGTCATGTTTCCAGCGCCAGTCCAGTGATATAGCTGGGATCCAGGTGATCCAAGGTTGATAATAGGCATCGACCCACCGAGCGCCCGCTCATACGGCCCGATGAATCCGTCGCCAGAGCCAGTATCCTGCTGGCCTTTAGAGATCGAGTCGCCGATGATGCCAAGGGCGGCGACCCCCGATTGGGCAATGATGCAGCAGGCAATGCCAGCAACGTTTCCGTCCGGGATTGTGGAAACGTCATCCAGCATCACATCCTCCGTAACGCCGCTTGCCGCTGTTTTCTGTCCGTCGCATTTGATAGACGATCCTGCGCCGCCCGTGCAGTACGCGATGCCGGATGCATTAACCTGCTTGACGCGCAGGGTTGCAGACGAGCCAGGTCGCACGGTGATACTGATTGGGTCGCTGTACAGGATGCTACCCACCGTCTCGACGCCAGCGTTCAGGCCGCTAAACGTGATGCGCGTTCGGTTGCCGGATCCAGTGGGATATTCGATCGATGCCTCGAACGTACTTGGCGTCGTCGGGCCGATAATCGCGGTCGCGCCCTGAATGCCGCGGCTTGTCAGACCGATGACGATATTTGATGCGGCCGCGAAAAAATCATGCCGACGCTTTGTGAACGACTGCTTGAATGTCGTCGAATACGTGTCCGCCATCAAGCAGCGATTTGCTATCTGCCGCAAGCGGAGCGGCAGATACTCTGACACCGAGGATTGAATTCGAGCCAGATCGGCAGGTGCTCCGGTTGCGGCGGCCTCCAGCACATCGGCAATTGCATCGGCATTTGCACCGAGTTTGCTGGCCTGCAGCGTCTTGCCCATCTCCGCGGACAGGGCCGAGGTCGTGCCGCCAGTCGTCAGGTCGTTGACGACGGTCACGGATGCTCCACCGACAGCACCACCGGCTTTGACTTCATACACCACGGTGCCAAGGAACAGATTCAGCGTCACCTCGCGGTCGGCGGCATAGGGACCGAAGTCGGTTGCAGCCGAAACGGTGGAAGCCACGGACTCTGCAGGGATTGCGACCGTCACATACGACGATACTCCGGGCGCGACAGAGAAAATCTTGCTGCGCTCCAGCAGGATGGTTACCGCCGCGGGGGAAGTGAGTGAAATCTGTGTCATACCTGACCGCCTGCGATGAATTGGGCCTCAGTCGAGGCGGTGTTGATGATGTCCATCTGCGGGACTTCGGCGCGCGTGCGCTTATATACCCGCATGGCGTTTGATGCGTCGCGCAGTAGCTGGGGTGTCGGCTGCATACCGAAGATCGGGCACACCTCCAAGGCCAGCGACAGCACCAATGCGCGCTTGAGTCCTTGCCCGAGGTGCTGCGACGTGTGAGCCGTGCCGAACGGCTGCAATTGCTCCGCTACCGTCAGATGTGTTTCGACGGAACCAGCGGGAACAGGCCAGAATCTCACAGTACCGATTGGCATGGCGTCATCATACCAACACACATCAGGCCATGTGGAGCCGAGCACCTTGATGTCGATCGCGTCCCACTCCTGCTTTCCAACCACCTCCACCGGGTAGTCGATGCCAGCGATCCGGCAGTATGCGCCAGCAATCACCAGTGGGCGCGGTACATCAATCTGACCAGATGGACCGATGGTGACCGCGCCAGCCGTGACGCTGGCGACATACTCGACCTGACCGATTGCCGACAGCGGAGAGGTCTGCATGGTGTCGATCAACCCGTTCAGGGCGTCGAGACTCACGGCAGTTTGCTCCGCTGTCGGCGCCTCGATCGGGTCAAGCACGCCCACACGCAGCATGGCCCCCTTGATAACTTCCAGTGCTGATGTCAGGGCCATGCTCGCGCTCCTATCACTGAACGATTCGAACGCCGTGATTGCCGCGGACCGCAGCGAAGCCGGCCAGCACGTCGATCCGGGTGCTTTCCGTCAGGGTCGTGCCGTTGCCGAAGGTCTGGACCGTCAGGGCCATGCCACCAGCATTGAACTGGTAGCCCTCGCAGCCGGCGATGACTTTTGGCGACTTGAACGCCGCGGTGTAGGCGCCCGGAACGAACATCAGGTTCTGCGTGTACGCGGTGCTGGCCGAGCCCACGAACACCAGCGCCGCCGAGTTGGCCGGGCTGGCGCTGGCGGTCTTGCCGGGCATGCTGATGTCGATCGTCGGGTAGATCGGCAGCGAAACCGTCGTGGTGCTGGCGGTAGTGTCGGCCGTGATGACGAACTGCTTGAGGTTGCCGTATGCCGCGCCGGTCAGCGGGTGGACATCGTAGACGCCGGCCACCGTGAAGACCTGCCCCTTGATGAACGTGTCACCCGAGGTCACGCCGCCCACCAGCAGCGAAGAGCCAACCTGCGAGCCACCCGACACCACCACGGATGCGACTTTGTTGCCGTTGGTCAGCACGGGCAGGTTCTGACACTCGTAGAACTCCGCGCCCTGAGCCATGCCAGCGAACAGCCCGGTGCGGAACATCTTGGCAATTTCGGCGTTCGGATTGAAGAGAGCCTTGCTCGCATCGACCATCTCGACGTTCACGTCAGAGGTCATCAGGCAGTACCGCGGATCAGCCGGGGCGAGTTGGCGGTTCAGGGCCGCGCGCGCTTGGCTGAACGTTTTCATCGTGCTGGGCACCGTGCCAGGCGTGCCGACCACGTTCGAGGTGGCCCGGACAGCACGGAGAATCATCTCCGCTTCCATCGTGGCCGCCAGCGTGCTGATCTGGGGGCGCAGGACGCGCTCCTTCCAGCTCGTCATGTCGGTGAGGATTTCCTTCGCGGTGAAGGTCACGGCCGCATGCTTGTGGATGTCGAGGGTCAGGTTCACCTCGTCTTCCACCACGTCGGCAGCAGCGCCACCGCCCGCGAACGTGGCGCCATCGTAGACGGCCCCCGAGCGCGGGACTTTTACCTTGACGCTCTGGCCGGTCTTGTAGCCGCCCATTTCCTTTGCGATGTCATCTTCGCGACTGCGGTCAAGCAGCTTGGAAATGAAGGGGCTGGACTCTTCCAGCATGGCCGCAGCTTCGCGGGCGATGATTTGATGGATCTTGAGATCGTTTGCCATGATTGGGCTTTCTGAATGTGATTGTGATTACTTGCGACCGCGACGGGTGGCGTACCACTCTGCGTCGGTCATCTGTGCGGCTGATCGCCCGGCAGTGACGCCGGACGGGGTGACGGGCTTGAGCGGCTTCGGCGGTGGCGCGGCCTTGGTCTGCATCTGCGCCTCGATCTTGGCAACAGCGCGGTGCAGTCGGCCACCGGTCATACCCTGCAGCGTCTCGGCTACGTCGGGATTGCGCCCGAGGTAGACCAGCAGCTCGCCAGGCTTGTCGGAGTCGGCGATAGCCTCGCCCAGCGGCGTCCATTGCCCCGTGCGAGCGTCAGCCAGCGGGCCGGCCTCCTCCACGACGGCTGCAAACGCCTGGGCGAACTTGTCCTCTCCGCCTGCCGCCTTGATTGCCGCGCTGCGGATGTCGCCGGACTGTCGCGCGATCGTCTCTTCGCGGCGCATCTGCTGCGCACGCTCGGTGGCGAGTCGGTCGATGTCGTCGGGCGTCACTGCATCTGGCTGCTCTTCCGTGCGCGCCGGTTGCCGGTACCGCTGCAATTCGGCTTCGAGTTGCTGGGCTCGGGCCTCCGCTTGGTATCGCGCCGCCGTCACGCGGTCAACACGACGTTGCAGGCGTTGCAGGGACTTGTCCGCATGGTCGCCATTTTCAGGCGTCGCGTCAGTCTGCTGCGCCGTCTCGGTCGCGCTGGTTTCCGGGCTCGCTACTTCCGGGTTTTGCGATTCAGGCGCCAGGTTTTCAGCCGCTGCGCCAGCATCGGCCATCACTTCATCAGTCATTCGGGTTGCCCCTCAATCATGGCGTCTGCCTGCGCCAAGTCAGGGCCGGCCATGGGTTGCCCCATCTCCGGTTGCATCTCTTCGGGTTCTGGTGCCTCGCCCATTTCAGGCGCTTCGGGCTGCTCAGGCTGGCCGGGCATCTCTTCTGCCTCAGGCGCTTCCATCTCGACATTCTTGCGTCCGAGATCCGCCAGCAGTTGCATCACGATGGACTGCACCTGCTCGGGGCTCATGCCGGCACCCATGACCTGCAGCCGCTTCGTCTCGGCTTCGTACTCGCGGATCTCGATTTCCGCAGCCTTTGCGACGTACTCAAGCTGTTTGTCCTTGGCGTCCTTCTGCAGCTCCTCGATCTTCGCCGCGGCCTGGTCCATCATCTGCTGCATCTGCTGCGACTGCTGTTCAGCGGCCTGCAGCTTGGCCTGCACTTGTGGCGGGATCTGCGCCGATTCGTCGCCGTCCTCAAGTTGTTGCACCTGAGGCGGGGCCATCGCCAGCAGCAAGCGCGCGATCTTGTCGGCCTCCGGCATGTCCTTGAGCTTGGCCCACATCGGACCCAGCACCGGGGCAAGGGCCGGCTGCGCCTGGATCATGTCGGAGAGTTGCTGCGCCGTCTCTTCGCGCTGCGTGGTGTAGCTCGGGCCAGTCCGCACGCGCACGTCATACCGGCCGATGGTCGGATTGATCGCGGTCACTTTGCCTGCGCGGTCCATCTGCACAGCAGGGCCTGCCGGGTTAACGCGCATGCTGTCGTGCTTGCCGTCGGCGCCGACGATACGCGCGATGCGGTCAGACGTGTAGATCAGCGGGATCATGCCGATGATGACGCGCGCCAGTTGCTCGATCGAGCGCGAAAGGTTGTCGATGAAATGAAAGGTCGCGGTGTCGCCCTCCATCTGGCGCGCGCGGATCGCCTTGCCGCTCGTCTCGTTGCTCTGCTGGCCGAGACTGGACTTGTACATGCCGACGCTGGCTTCCATCTCCGACACGGCAAACTCTGCCATCTGGGCATAGGCGCCGGGCATCGGGGGCGGCATCATCCGCTGCGGCGCGGGGATGGCGTTGCCGTTGTCGTCAACCGCGTTGTACGGCAGCCAGGCGGGATTCCCGCGGTGCAGCTTCTTCCAGTGCTCTTCGTGGCCGTCGATCGCTTCGAGCGGGACCATGAAAGGTGCCTTGGGCTGGCTCGCCAGAAACTCGGCAACCGCAGACATCTGGAAATTGTGCAGGCGCTGACCATCCATGAGCCGGCGCGTCAAGCCGCACAGGTGGCGCTCGCCCTCGACCCACAGCTCATAGCCCAGCACCGGGACCAGCGGCAGAAGCTCGCCCGGAAACGTGGTTTCTTCCAGCACTTCGGCACCGGTCATCTTGACCCACCGGACGCGCTTTTTCGAGGACATCACTGTTTCGATCGGCTGCAGTTCTGCGCCACCGTCACGAGCCAACCAGAATTCCTCTTCGGTGTACGCCGACTGAATCCCATCGGCGTCAAGCGCCAGAATCGTGTTCTGCGGCTTCGATTCGATCTCGAAATACTCGCAGACGGTGATTTTGTTGCCTGCGCGCCAGCCGCCATCGGAAGCGGTAATCGGCTTTGCCTTGGGATATGTCGCCTTGAATGCCCGGTCAGACATCGCGGTTTCGATGTAGCCCCATTCCGCGTCGCTACCGTCCGCCTCGGTGGAATTCGGATCCAATCCAGCCGCGCAAGGGTCAATCACGCGCCCAATGCGGATGTCTTGCTCTCCCGTCGCGCTGTCGATCTCGACCGGGTAGCAGCGCAGCCAGCCGAGACCGGTGCGGGATGACATGTCAATCGCGGTGTCATACGCCTGACCGGCGCGCGATGCATATTCGATGTGACGGAACATTCCGCCAAGCACTTCGGCCGCCTTCGGATCGCCTTTGGAATCCACGGGGATGACATTCACGCCGGGATTCGACTGCCGCGCGTCGTTGACAACCTGCTGGATAAACTGGTTCGTCCGGTCCAGCGTCAGGGATGCGCGACCCGCGCGGTTCAGCAGGTCATCGCGCCCCCATTGCTCAGGCGCTGCAGGGTTGCTGAAGCGGAGATCCTCCTTGATGCGCTCATGCTGCGACCGAAGCGCCTCTTTGGCCTCCTCGATCCGCTCCTTTGCACGCTCAAACAACCCGTCTTTCTTCGCCATCAGGAACCCATCCATGAACCGGTTGGTTCGTCTGCTGAAATTGTACGCTTTTTTGTTTTGGCGTTAGTTAGCTGATCTGCATCAAGACAAAGGTAGCGGAACGCATCTGCACCGTGGCTGAACTCGTCGTGCAATGGCGATCCGGCCTCGCCAGTCTTCTGGCCGACGTTTCTCCGGTATCGCTTCAGGCACTCAACCAGCCTGGAGGCTTTTTCTTTGTCGAACCAAACCCGCTCGAACACTTCACGGGCCGCCTTGATGCCGCCTTCAATGTCCATGCTTGGAGTGCGCGACACCTCCCACCCCATCGCCCTCATCATCTCTTCGGCGCTCTTGCCGGTCTTGTAGTCCTTGCTGAACCCGTCATGAGGTAGCCAGGCATTCCCCCAATTTGAGTACGCCCTCCGGTGCGAGTGCTTTTCCGCCTCTTCGCGCGTAACTCCGGCCTGAACAAGCCCCTCAACATCGCCACGCAGCATCAACGAGTAATCACTTAGCTTCTTGTGGCTGTCCTCGATGTAGTCAATTACTCGCAGTTCTGACGCCGACCGCTGGGCAATGATGATGGACATGGAATCATTCCAGCCCAGATCAAATATCGGGTGAATCCTCAGCATCTTGTCGTGCGCAACGCGAGTGATTCGCCCTTCTTGTGTGGCCCGGTCGATCTCGTTCGAGTAGATGGCGCCAATGACAGCAGGCAAGAATTTCCCTTCCCAAATCCATTCGTACTCATGCCTCGGCTTCGATGCTTGGTCACGCAACCGCTGACGCTCTAGGCGATCAGGGAACCGTGGGTTGTCCCTGTAACTGCAATCGGCGATCTTCACAAGCGGGTCGTCAGCCGTCGTAAACTGCTCGATTGGGTCCGTGTCCAGTTCAGGGTTCCACGTCACCCACAGTTCAGCGTTCCAGTTTCCGCCCTCTTCGCGAAGGGTTGGCTGAACGATGTCTAGGGCGCGCTGGCTGATGTTGCGAGCCTCGTCGATCCACATCACAAGGATTCTGCCCTTGGACTTCACCGACTCGACGTTTCGGTCTAGGCCACAGAACGTGAACCACACCACCCCGTCTCGGCTCTTGATGTAGTTCTCGCCTATTTCGTAGTAGTCGCGAAGGAACGGCTCTGACTCAATCGCCCGCTTGCACTCCTCAAGCGAAGAATCCGCCAGCGAGTTCATGAACTGCCGGCCACAAACCAATTGCCCGGCAATGCCTGACTTACCGTAGATGTAACCCTTGACGGCCACCATCTTTGCAAAGCTCTGCGTCTTCCCAGAACCCCGCCCACCTCTTGCGCCACGAACGTCGGCCTGACCCTGGAACACAGGAATCAGACAAGGGACGATCTCGACCTGAATGGCGGTCATTTCGGCGTCAGCGCCACAAGCTCGATCTTGGTGACCGACTGAACTGCGCCGCCATCCTTGCCGGTCAGTTCAACGCCCTTGTTCTCGCGCCAGTCACGAGGGAACCGCGCCGCCATGCTTCGGGACCAGACAGACGCCTGAAACGTGCCAGCCTCCTTGTTCATGATGAGGTTCACGCGGCCCATGGATTCCCACCAAGACTGACTGCATTCCCTTGCAATTTCCAAGGCTTCCAGAAATTCCGGGTGCGCTGCAGTCCAAGAGGTTTCCAGTGTGTTGCGGCTGACCCCAATATCAGAGGCCATCTCGACCACGCTCATGCCAATCCGGCCGAGTTCAATGACCCGCTCGCAGTATTCGGGCCGGTAGTCGCTTGGTCTCCCTGCGGCCATCACGCAGCCTCTTCGCTCGGCTTTTCGCCAATAGCCCGAAGCTTCTTTGCCAGCGCCTCAAAAGCGGAGGCAACGCCATCTTCATCGTCATCGACCATGCAATGGTGCTCAACACCATTCACAACAACGCCAATTCGCACAACTCCCCCAGCATGCGCCGCAGAGAATTCGCGCTGAAATTTGATGTCACTGATCATCTCTAGTCCCCAATCGGACCTCATGCGGGAAGCGCCGCAAGTCGCATGCAGCCATTTTACACCAGCACCACAGAAACGCCTTGCAGCGCCAGCAGATGCACTTTCATGCGGAACACATCCGTCTGTTTCCCCTTCGAGTCTTCCACCACCACACGCCCTGCTGAATCACGGTAACGGAAATCAGCGAAGTACCGAAGCGCTGGCCGCTTTCGCCTCTCCCCCGGCACCAGCACGCCAGGCGCCAGCACGAACACCGGCTGCAGCTCAAGCCCCGAGATTGCCCCGGCTTTCTGCATCATCATCAGGTCGCGGTACCGGCTACCCTCCCGCTGACTGGCAAACCGGATGCCGTCGATCGTCACCGGCTTGGCCTTGTACTTCGGCGCCTTCACGTTGCCACCCACCCCGCCGGCTTACGGCTGTACTTGATTTTCCCGGCCTTCTTCAGGCGCTGCAGCGAGACTTGGAGCGAAAGCCCGTAGCCGCATGCCCGCCGAACAAGGACCATAGCCCACAAGTCGCCAAGCATTGCCGGCCGATCCGGCGTGTAGCTCTTGATTGCGCACAGCACCATCGCGTCCAGTTTTTCCGTGTTCGATGCCATCACGACACCGCCTCGAATCGTGCCGACAGATGCGGATCGTCGGCGCCACCGTTTGCCTTGTCGAGATCCGCAGCAAGCTCACCGGCCAGCGTACTTAGCCCGTGCGCCGCGTCTTTCAGCGACTGGATCTCTGTGCACAGAGCATCGATCAGATATGCCGCGTCCGTCAGGTCGCCCAATCTGACCTGATCCATCGTCACGGCATATCGCGGCACCTGCCCATGTGGCGCCCAATGCGCGACTGCATTCCGCCGCATGGCTCGCAGCGACTCAGCCAGTTTTGTTGCGTCGGTCATTTCGGAGCCTCCATGTATCGGCGGATTTTACTTGTCACAAAATCAAGGCGGCTCCTGATTAAGCCGCAGTGCGCCTCCACCATCTCAATCGGTGTAAATGCCTCGCGGTGGCTGAATCGTTGATCGCCAATACGCCAACTTACCGACACCTCAAACAACACTCCGTGTGTGCCTATCTTTACATCCCCGCCGGTCAGTTTCTCGATCTCAGCGACCCACTTGTGAAGTTCTTGCAATGTCATTTCGCCACCTCCACGCGATACCGGCACTGATTCGACCCAACCCGCGCCAGAAACATCGGCTGCGGACTCGGGTCCGTCATCTGGCGCACATGCAGCGCGCAGGTTGCCGCCTCGCTGCACACGCCGTCACGCGATGCGCCGATGCAGTGCGCGCGGCTCTGGATGTCGGTGTTCCGCGGCACTGGCACAAGGATGGTTTTGGATTTCATGCGGCACCGCCTTCGGCCTTTTGCCAGTCGTTGCACACGCCCATTTTCTTGACCGCAAAGCCGTGCCTTGCGCAGCGCTTTTCTGATTCGTCGATGTACGTCCCGCCAAAAACACCCGCTCGCTCTTCTTTTGTGCTGACAAAGTGCGCGCAGTTCCCGCACGTGCTCGGGATGACTTTCGGCGTGTAGCTGCAAGCGGCTTTCTTTTCGTTGACTGTTGCCATTTCGATTCCTTGTCATGGTTCGTCTGAGGGCGTGGCGTGCTGGGTGACGAGTCCAGCCGGGTGCCCCCGTTGCCACGCTTGTATTATGCGCTCAGTGAGTTCGGAGCGCAATCACATTTCGCGGAAAAATCATCGGCGAAATCCGACCCTTCGCCGATCGGCAGATGCACCCGCACCTCGATCTCTGGGCGCTCCTGTACCAGCCGCTTGGCGAGCTTGTACGCGCTGGCTTGCCCGGTATAGCTGCGGTCGTTGTCGCCTGCGATCGTCAGCAGCGTGACGCCCTCAGGCGGGTTGAACGATTCCAGCAGCCCGGCCGACACGGTAGACCAGCACGGGACACCCCACAGCGTCGAGTACGCCAGGGCAGTCTCCACCCCCTCAGCCACAGCCAGCCAGCTGTCCGACACAGGGGCCAGCCGGATAGCGACGTTGTGCAGCCGGTCAGACGGCGGCATCAACTTCCGCGCTGTCTTCACTGCTGCTTTCTCGCCCGCGCTGGTTAGGTAGGTCCGATGCACCGACAGACACCGGCCCGTCGAGTCCATGACGCTCGCCAACATCGCAGGGTGTGTCGTCTTGCTGCCGTCCTCGTGCCAGTAGTCAAGCTCCGGGTGGTAGCGGATGCCGGATGGAGGCGTGACGATGCCGCATCGGCGTGTCAGATACAGCCACACGGGGTCGCCCTCGGTAACCGCCACGCCACCTCCCCACACGCGGCGCAGGTCCGCCTTGAGGTCTTCGGTCGATTTCTTCTGTGCTGGTTCCACAACTCGCCTCACTCTTCCAACTTGCCCAAGTACCCAATCACACGCGGATTTGAAGTCCATCCCCTGCAGGTCCATGACAAGGCTTATCCCGTCGCGGCTGCCGCAGTGCGAACAAAAGCTGTTGCCTCGCCCAAATTTATCATCTAGGCGCCAGCGGTCGCGCCCTTGGCAGGTTGGACACGGCCCGTGCAATCCGCGCACCGTCCTTTCGGTGAGCCACTGCCCTAGGATGCCCTGCCACCGGCCCCGCGCCGCCTCGAAAACATCGTCTGCCGTCATGCGAACAGGTCCGTATCTCGCACTTGGCGCTTTGCCCACTCACCAGCCACCCATTCGACACCCTTCGGCGTGAACAGGCAGCGGCTGAAGGCATGGCCGTTCGCCTCACCCGTCTTGCACTCGAACCGGCCCGCATCGATGTGGTTCTGATATGCGACCAGCTCACCAGAAAGTCGATACATGATCTTCTCTTCGGCCAGAAACTCACGGAAGCGCGCCTCGTTCGCCTTCAGCAGCTTGCAGACTTGGCGGAAGCCCTTTGCGCCAGTGTCGGCGGTCACGTAGCGGTCAACGAACTCGACCTTGGGCGCGGCCAGCGCCAGCGCGGTCTCTGCCTTGAGCTTCGATTCGGTTGCGTCAGCCCATGCGCGGGCAGCGGCAACAGGATCGGCGAAGTTCGGCAATGCAACAGTGGTGTTGCGTGCATAGCCTCCAGTCTTGCGGATCTCCGGCAACACCTCAGACGTGACCCACCGCTTGAACGGCTTCGCTTCTGGCTTGCGACTGCCAAGAATCAGGCTGTAGAGGCCGGACTCATTGACTGCGTTGGTTTCGCCTTGTGGGGCTATGTTCAGCATAGCCCGGTCTTCATCGTCAAGGCGTGCGACGGCCTGGGTTGCATTCTGAATGTAGAGCGCGGCGCACACATCGGCGGCCACGAACCACGGCTCTCCATCGCGCAACAGGGTGCGCACCGTGAAGCTGGCGGACTCGGACATGTGAAATGTGAAGCTCTTCGGCGCGTCAGTGCGCGCGGCAACAAGCTGGGAGTAGGTTGGGATCATGTCGTTCCTTCGGGTTGCTGGGCATCCAGTTTGCAGCGGATGCCCAGCGGATCAAACTACAGTTTTGCTATGAACTTTGGCCGTCTTATGCCCTGAGTTCTGCGGCTTTCTTGGCGTTAGCCCACCGTATCGTGTCCGCCTTGATCCAACTGCGAAGCTCAGGCGACGGCGGGCACGCGATGTCTGCGACGGATCTTGGCCACACGCCGGTAACGCTACGGTACTTGTGCGATGCCCAGTGGCGCGAGTAGTCGCGCTCTTCTGCAAACCCCAGCAGCATGGACCAAAGGTGCTGCTTCGGGCCGAACCTCAGCGCCGGGTCTTCGGCCTTGTGCTTCTTGGACTTCTGGACCAGCACCAGCTCGCCCTCTTCCATCACGATGTCGGACGGCCTGCGCGGAACGTGACCGCACGCGGGGCACTCATGCACGCCTGCCGGCTTGAGAAACTGGCACTCTGGGCACGGCTTCGGCAACTTCTCCGCATCCTTTTTTTCCTTCTCTTTTTTCTCGCTGGCGCTCTTCGGCCTGCCATCATCAAGCGGGCGATCTGATCGGTCATCAGTCGGGAACCCAAGGCGCAGCGCGGTCCCGCTATGGTCCAAGATGATGCCGTGCGTTTTGCCTGGTGACGTGCGCAGGACGCGGCCGGCGATCTGCACCCACGAGATCAGCGACCGGGTGGGCCGGGCCATGATCAGCACCTCTACTGACGGGCAGTCCCACCCCTCACGCAACAGCAGCGGGTTGCACAGGATCTGGAATTCCCCCGCCTCGAAAGCGCGCAGAAGCTCGGCCTTCTCTTCCTCTGGCTTCCGGTAGTCGATGTGGCGTGCATCAATGCCGACCTTCTGAAACGCCTGTTCGATTGCCTGCGAGTGGGCGATGTTGCAGGCGAACGAAACGGCCTTCTTCCCGCCGCCGTGCTGCAGGTACGTCGTCACAATGTCGCCGACCAGCTTCGGCGAGTTCATGCGCTCTGCGGCCTGGTCTTCGTCCCACTCGCCAGCAGTCACCTTCACGCCTGTCATGTCGGGCGATTCAGGGGCGTAAATCGTGCAGTCGCACAGGTACCCCTGTTTGATCAGTTCTTCGGCTGTGATCGGGCACACCTTGGACTGGAATAGCGGTCCTTCCAGCGCCTCATAGTGCTTCGCCATCCCTGCGGCCCACGGTGTCGCTGTGAGCCCGATTACGGCCGCTCTAGGGGCCTTGGCGTGGACGTGGTGAATAAGCTTGTGCAGCCGGCTATCTCCGCCTGCCGCATGTGCCTCGTCGATCACAAGCAAAGCCAGATCGTCGGGCATCTCCTTGGGTCGCAGATGCAGCGTTGCAATCGATGCCACCAACACCCGCTTGTGCGTCCCGGCCGTGTTCTTCCCTTGGATGATCCCGGCATCGATGCCCTGCGATGCAAATCGCTCGACGGTCTGGTTCAAGAGCTGGGTCCGGTTGACCACAAACAGGCACCGGCCACCCTTCGCAACTGCCGCCTGGATCATGGCGACAGCGCAAGCCGTTTTTCCACCAGCTGTCACTAGCTCAAGGATGATCCGGCGCTCCTTCATCTTCATGCGCTCTCGGATCAGTTCCAGCGCCTTGACTTGATGGGGGCGTAGTTGCATCGGGGTGCTCATGCCACGCCCCTTGCAGCCATGGAGAATGCAGGCTCATCGCATGCGGCCCGTAGCTCTGCGTTGACATCGTCGAAGCTGGCAGCCGGAAGTGATGCTTTCCCTTGGCTGCCAAATGCTTGTCCATCAAGATGACGCTGCGGGAACTGGATGACCTTCCCGGAGAACCGGCTCATCGCCGACAGGTCAACACCCATCGGCAGACGCTCCGTTGCCACTGCGCTAACACCTGAATTCAGGTATCTAATGAATACGGTGTCACTTTGCTTGATGTGACACCCCTCAAGTGACGCCCCAAGTGACGCCCCTTGTGACATGGCAAGTGACACCCCTTTGTCGCGTTTGTTGTGCTGCGCTGCCGTACCGGCGATGCGCTCAAGGTTGATGTATGTCAGCGCCGAAAGGTCGATTTCATAGACGCAAGGCATGACGCCGTGACGCTCTTTTTGTATCAACCGAAGGAGCGCCAGCCCATCGTCTGAGCTGTCGTCGATCATGCGGAGAACTCGCTGGATAGTCCGACGTGACAGGGTAGAAGGTGTCCCATCCTTCGCCTTGCATGGAAGCCGGGACGCAATGCTGTCAATGCCAAGCGACATGATGGGCTCGCCAAAGCCGACAAGCCACTTCAGGATCCGCTTGGCAGATGCGTGCAGGCTCGATTCATTGATGGTTGCCAAATAGCCAGCGCGGGCCTCGCGGGTCATGTAACAGCCTGGGCGCGATGTGGTCGAATAGCTCTTGATTTCGCGCGGCTTTTTCATGCTGCCACCCACCATGCAGCGCGGATCTTGATGAACTCTTCAAGACTCACAAACAGTTCGTAAGGGGCGTATGCGGCTTCTTGCTGCTCTGGCGTGAGCTGTGCCCATGGGATCGGGCGCCGGAATTTCGTTTGCATCATGGCTCCTCAGCCATCCTCCTGATGAGCGTTAGGCCAGGTCGGGGAGGAAGTCCGACTCTTCGGGTGCTACCCTAGGCCACGCTTGCCGGCATTGCGCCGACGGTTGTATTTTACACCGGATCCGACTCAATGCGGGCCATCAAATCAGCCCATCCGCCACGCCGCTCAAGGTCAAAGCGGACAAGCTCGTACATCCGCACCAGCGCAATCGTGTCGATCAGCAGTGTTGCACCATCGCGGTCGTCGAATGCGCAGACAGTCGGGGCAATGCTCGCGCTAACGTAGCTGTCAAAGTGGACGCCGGTTGAAGTGATTTTCATCTCAGTTCCTTCCATTGTTTTCGATCCGCATGGCACACGGCCACACGGGAGGGTACGGGGCAGCCATCCATGGAACACGCATCGCCGGCTTGCCACCGTCAACACGGGGCCGCCCGTCTGCGATCCACTGCGCAGTCTCTGCACGGCCCGCGATGAGCCGCTGGCAGCCCTCGCACTGCGGGTCCGTACTGGGGCGGCTGTTGACCAGCAAAGCGCGGCCTGGGCAGCGTGCAGCGTCGGTGGGTAGTGTCATAGTGCTATTGCCTTCAGGAAAATTGCAGCTAGCTCGGGGTCGATCGCATTGCCGTAGCCCTTGAGCCTCATTTCTCTGGCTTCTGCTGTTCGGCTGACATCGATCTGTGCGCCATGATTGCCGCCAGACACCATTGGGGGGGGTAGTGCATCAACCATCGGGGGTGTGCCGGATTCGACAGGGCGAAGCTTTTCGTCTGCGCATTTGATCCAATCAGCCGCCCCAGATCCGACATGAATGCAATTCGCGGGATCGTGTCGTGCCTCGATCGGCCATCCTGCCGCGTCATCGATCCGGCCAAGTTCCCGCAGTCCTTCCAGTCTCTGGTTGATGGTGTCGGCCACCCAGTACAGCCGCTGCCGGATGTGCGCCGCGCCAGCCCCCGCAGAGCACAGATCCGCCGCCCATCCGGTGTAACCCGCTCCGTCCAAGTCAGTGCATACAGCGTCCCACCAGACGAGGGCATCAGGGCTTGCAACCTGCTCGCCCACAACTCGTGCCGGGCGGAGGTGGCTGATGATGCGGAAGAAGTGGGGCCAGAGGTGTCGGGCATCGTTGAGTCCTTCGCCTTTTCCGGCGCTTGAAAATGGTTGACAGGGGCAGGAGCCGGTGACGATCCGCACGTCGTCGCCGATGCCAGCAAGGCGGAGCGCACGGGACCAGCCGCCAATGCCTGCGAAGAAGTGGAGCTGGGTGTATCCCAGAAGCTCAGTTGGGTTGACATCGGTGATGCTCCGTTCGTCCACGTCGCCGGGGGCTATCTCGCCGGCCTTGATGAGTTCGCGCAGCCAGGCAGCAGCATAAATATCATGTTCGTTGTAATACGCAGTCATTTCAGCGCCTCCTTGCGCTGCCGAACAATCGCCTTCCACAGCCCGCCATGCGAGCACCCTGCGATCTGAGCTGCCTTGCGGATGGACTCGCCGGACGCAACTAGCGCCAGCGCGAGAATGATGTGTGGGCTCAGTTGGCCCTTGAGGTGGCTTGTTGCCATATGGCTCCTTGGTGTGTGGCTGATTCGATGTCTGTAGTGTATCCCCACATGGAGACATACGCAAGAGCTACAGACGCAAAAAAGCCCGGTAGTTCCGGGCTTCGTGGGGTTGGGTACGTCAGGCTGTTACGTCGCCATCAAGCCGCATCTCAAGCAGCGCACCGAGGATCTGCTCTGACAGCTCAGGCCAGCCTGCAGCGTTGATGACTGACTTGATTTCGACCTGCGCGCATGCGCCATCGTCCATCGTGACGATTGCCAGCTCGCCGGTTTCGTCCTCGATCACAATCATTGCGGGGTAACGGGTAATGGTCATGATTGCACCTTGATCGCCGGGCCGCAGCCGAAGCCCGGTTTGCATCGCTTCTGAAACGGAACCCGCTTCTCTGGCTGCAACTGTGCCGACGGCATGTGCGTCCCGCACCGGAAACAGGACATTCGCAGCGGGGCGCCATGCGTGGCACCGAACGGGGATCCAGGCGCTTCGGGGTGGCGCTTGTCGTGAATGCTCCAGTTTTCTCGTGCGCGGCTCATGCGTACACCTCGGCGTGATGGCGGCCGGTGGTGACACGGCGGCCGGTGCCGAGGTCAAACACGAACGACACCGCGGATCGCTTGAGCTGATCAGCACTGGCCCGCGTCAGGAAGTGGTCGCCATGCCGAGCAATCAACCCGGTCAACGATGCCAGCCTCAGCATCTCTGCATGCACCTCAGGCGGCCTGCACCAGCCACGGCGTACAGCATAGCCCCGGAGCGTGGCAATCGTGACCCCGGTTGATTCCGCTATCACTCGATACGTGATAGCTGGGTCAGACTCCCACCGACTGCGCCATGCGTCGATCTTTGGGCGTTGAATTGCGGTGGTCATGCTGCACACCATGCCGCGTAGTCAAACACGCTGCTATACCGCCGAGCGCGCGGTTCATTGATCGGCTTCGGCCACTCGCGCTTATGCGTCGGTTTTGCGCCTGGTCGTTTCGAGGGCTGCACGTATGTTCTTGCCGCGACTTGAGCCAAAATGGTAGCCCGAACACGCTGGGCATGGATCTTTTTTGCCTCAACGACAACGTCCGGCCGGCGCTTCCAGCCGTTGCGGATCGCATGCTGTCTCATCGTGCTAGTGCCAGAGCCGAGACGGATCTCAAGCTCGTTAAACGTCACTGGGGTAGTTTCCCACTCAACGCGGACAGACTCGCGGACAGAATCTGGAAGTGTTTTGCGTCTCATTTGTAGCTCCTGAGCTTGTCGCAGAGTGCGCTGATGTGCAGCAGCACGGCGCCGGAATCGGGGTGAACGATGCCCATTTCATTCAGCGCGTGCTGGTAGTACGCGATGCGGATGCGGGTGATTGCGTAGCCGATCATGCGTGGCTCCCGGTGCGCTCGACCTCGGCCAGCGCGGTGGCGAATGCAGCGAATGCGCGGGCCAGGCGCTGCAGCAGCGTGACGCGGTGGGCTCGGCGGATGCGGATGGACATGCAACCGCTTGGATTGTGGACGGTGTTCATGCAGTCACCTCGTGAGCGATGGTGTCACCGCGGCGCGGCAGGTACTCGCGGCCCGTGACGGTCGCAAACATGGCGCGCAGATCGCGCAGGGCGTGGGCATGGCTCGGGTTGGCGTTGGTCGTGATGACAAGCGGGCGTCCGATCAGGTGGCGACGGGTCAGAGTGACGCGGTGGGCGGTCATTTTGCGCCCCCGATACGCTTGGCGTAGGCGTCGACACAGGCTGCCACGCGGTCGCGCTGCTGCTGGAGGCGATCGACGAGGATGCGGCGGGATGCCTCGACTTGACGGGCCTTCCATGCGTCGATCCGCGCGTCGTTCTCGCGGTCTGCTTGTGTTACGATTGCGTCGTTCATCTTCATTCCTTCGATTTGAGCCCGGCGGCACATGCATCCGGGCTCTTTTTTTGCACCATCGGGCGCGGGGTGTAGTGAGAATAATCTCGCGGCGCCAGGCCACGGGATTCGGCGAGTTGCTGGCGGATCAGCTCCGACAGCTCAACGTCTGCGGCGTTGTGGATTGGGCTAGTGATGTCAGTCATTGATAGCGATCATGCGCGCATTGAGCGTATGAGTCAAGCGCCGGTTTTGCAGCGAGCGGCAGCCACCAGCGGCAACAACACGGGGGCCAGCGCGTTGCGGGTCACGGCGGAATAGCCGTCTGCCGTCGCGTGCACGCCGTCCGGGGCGTACTGCCACCAGTCCGGCAGGCTCTGGACATATGCGCGAGCGTCAGCGATCGGGATGCCTCGATGGGCTGCGACATCACGCATGATTTGGGCGTAATCGGTCTTTGCGGTCGAGACGGGCAGTGGGGTCTGGAAGACAATCTGCACGGGAGTGGCTGCAAACTGCTCTAGGTGGTCGCGGTAAACATCGGGGGTGACGCCCCATGCAACGTCATTGATGCCGTGGTTAACGACTGCGATGTCGGCGTCTACCGACTGCGGCCACGGCTTGTTCGCGCCATCGGTTCCGGCCAGCAGATGCCCGCTCGTCGTGCCGGACACGGCCCGTGTGCTGACGACGACGGCCCCGTATCCGAAACGCTGGTCCATCTCCTGCTGCAGCGCCAGCTCGGGGTAGACCGATGCGCGGGCGCCGTTGCCGCCAGCCAGGTAGCCCCACATTGTCGAGTCGCCGAAGAGCTGGATCTTGACGACGTGATCGCAGACCGGGGCTGCGGCAGTCTCCAGCACCGGGGCCGAGCTTTCACCGCCGCCACCACAGCCGGTCAGGGCGCCAGCTAGGCCGATGCAGGCGATGATGACCAGCCCCTTGATCCAGTGAGGGACGCGGGGCTTCTGCGGCGCATTGGCAGCCTCATAGTGCTGGCGACGGGTGGCGCGGACTTGGTTGTGCAGGTGGTAGGCGTTGCGGTCTTGCATGGTGTGTCCTCGGGTAGTAGTCGGTTGGTTGATTGCTGCGCCCGGTAGGCGCAGGGGTCAGGCAACTTTATGCGGCCAGCGTCACGTCATACCAGTCTGAATTCTTCTTCTCCATCTTCTTCGCCGCTGCTTGAGCATTTGTCATTTTTGAGTAGCTGCCGCTGAACTGCTTGCCGCCGCGGTCCGTGGTGAAGTACACCTCAAACGGACGGAGCTTGCCGGTTTGCGGGTTGTGCTCTACATGGATGGTTGCGGCTGGCTTTGTCATGATCGTTTCCTTGTCTGCGGACCTGCGTTTGCTGATCCAGTGACGCTAGTATGCGCTCAATGAGCGCGGCGTGCAACTCTTTTTGCGCTGGATTTGCATGGCATCTCTTGTTGACCGCTTCGCTCAATGAGCGCATGATTGAGGCACTGAACAGCAACCGAGACGACGCCATGACCCAGTTCCAGATCAACGCAGCCATGCAGCAGAAGTTCGCCCAAGCCGGCATCCCGCACGAGTCCATCAAGGTTTTCGGCGTCATCCGTCAACACGTCTACGTGACATGCATCAGCCGCAACACCGCCGACAGGTGGGCTCTGCTGCTGAACGGCGTGTTCCCAGGCTCGAAGATCGCATGTGTCCGCCATCAGTGGAACGCGGTCGAGAACAAGGGGACCAGCATGCGGCCGACAAAGCGCAGCGGGTGGCTTGTGGCTGTGGCCGGCTGACCCGTCAAATTACCAACCAACCAACCGAAGGAACCGAAATGAACATCAAGACCATGGGCCAAATCGAAATCACGCATTGGGACGGACGAGTGCTGTACACGTACCAACCTGCGGATGCGTCAGGGCTCACAATGCGTCACGCACTGGAGTCCGCAAGCAGTAGCGGCGCTGACCTGAGCGGCGCTGTCCTGATCGGCGCTGACCTGCGCGGCGCTGTCCTGATCGGCGCTGACCTGAGCGGCTCTGTCCTGATCGGCTCTGTCCTGCGCGGCGCTGACCTGCGCGGCGCAACGGTCTATGGCGTCAAGATCACCCGCGCCCCGGTTGTCGTTGACGGCCTGCACTGGCCCGTGCAAATCATCGACGGGCACATCAAGATTGGGTGCCAGCTCCACGCGATCAGCGCATGGGCATCGTTTGATGACGCCGCAATCGCCGCAATGGACGGACGGGACGCGCTGCGATTCTGGCGCGAGCACAAGGCCGCGATCATGGCGCTGGCGGCACCGTTTCCCGTGACGGCCTGACAACGCGCCACAGGCCTGGGCATGTTCTGGGCTTGTGGCTGTGGCTGGGTGATGATATGATTTCACCTGTCTGATCTGAGTGGTGCCGGAGATGACGACAACATGAGCCCCGTGGCTCGCGTTCTCTGCCCGAAAGGGTCCGGCACCACCGGAGAGCGCGAACCACGGGGTTTTTGCGCTTCTGGACGGCAAGCGGAGTCTGTCGGTCGAGGGTTTGCGGCCGGTGTCAGGAAGCCCACAGCACAGCGGCAATGGTCGCGAACTGAGGCGGCGGGGCGGTCTGTAGTGCAGGGATACCAGCACCAGACGCAACGGCGGGGTGTAGAGGCATCGGGGCGAGTCTTAACGCTCTGGCCGCTTGTCTATGCGCACAGAGGGTGCAAGCGCAGTGGAGGACTTGCCGGAACTGTCCCTGTCGTCAAGATTGGGAGTGCGGAACCGGTTCAGCAGGCCATGCAGGCGGCGGGCAACCGTTGTAAAGCTGCTGATAATCGTAGCGACCGGATAGCCGGCTCCGTGGATGATGAAGCCAAAGCTCACTGAGGTGGGCTAGGGGTTTCTTTGTCTTCACTTCCCTTCAGCCTCACCATGGATGATGAACATGAGCAACATCACCAACATCCAGAAGACCATGAGCACCCGCGAGATCGCGGATCTGGTCGAGGCTCGCCACAACGACGTGACCGCCACGGTTGAGCGCCTGTTCGGCAAGGGGCTTTTACGATCAAGTCGTGAAACCCGCCGCGAGTTCACCGGAGGCCGCCCCGTCGATGTCTATGACCTGATCGAGCGCGACACGCATCTAGTCGTGTCCGGCTACAGCGACGAGCACCGCGCCAAGGTTATCGACCGCTGGCAGGCACTGGAAGAGACCGCGGCGCAGGCATTGCCGCCGCGCGCCACGCTCACGCCAGTCTCATTCAAGGCCGAAGCGGATGCACTCAAGGCGATCATGGGCGACGACGAACTGAAGCGGCTGGCCCCGCTGCTGTGGCAAGAGATCACCGATGCGGCCCAGAACGCCATGCGCAATGTCATGGGGTCAACGCTGGCCCTGCCCACACCAGACGCGCCGAAGCTGCTGGATGTCGTCGAGATCGCCAAGGCACACGGGATCGAGCTGCCTCAGAACCTGCGCGGCGCGGCCGGCAAGTACGTGAAGGCTCGCGTCACCGCCGTCGAGACGGAGCGTCTCATCAACGGCGCGATCCGCAAGTCATCCGCCTATGCCGACCATGCAGCCGTCGCCGCCGCGCTGCACGATTACATCGCCGGGCGCAAAGCCTGACACTCACCACGGATGGCGACATCCAGACAAGGAATCGAAATGACGAACGAACAGACGATTGACGAGATCATGAAAGCCGCTGCCGATTCGGTGCTGGCCGAGATCGCGCACCACAACATGCCCAGCTCACTACGGGCCGGCGTGTGCGAGCGCAAGGAGACCGCGCTGCGCCACGCGATCACCGCCGCACTGGCCGCCAAGGATGCCGAGATCGAGCGGCCGAAGACGCAACTGGCCAAGCCTGCCGAGCCTGAGCTGGGGGAGTGGATCGAGTGGGCGGGCGGGCAGTGCCCGATTGCGGATGGCGTACTGTTTTCCGCAAAATTCCGCGATGGGGCCATCACAAACAAATACCGCCATGCGACAGAGTACAGATGGAGCCATGGCGGCGGCGATTTAGGGGTTATAGAGGCCGACATCGTGGCCTACCGGGTGCTGGCATGACCGCCAAGCCACACACCGCGCCAGTCTGCGAGCTGCTGGACCCGATGATCTACCCGCCACCGCGCGGGGTGCAACTGCTAGTTGTGACGCGTGGCGGAGTGCTGATTAAGGCGCCATGGGCACCGGACATGATCGCCTGGGGGCCGTTGCCGCAGATCCCAGAGACAGTCAAACTGCGCCAGCGCGAGATAGCCGAGCGGCTGCTCATCAAAGATTGATTGCCGCACTCACTGAGCGTATGATGTCGCCATGAACAAACCAACACCACAAGAGATCCTGTCGGCTCGCCTCGCTGCCAGCCAAAACCAGACCGACGCAGCAGCAGAGATTGGAATGTCCCTGCGAGCGTGGCAGCAGTGGGAGTCCGGCGATCGCGGGATGAGCCCGCAGCTCTGGTCCATGTATCTGCTGCGGACCCACCAGCACCCAACCGAAAAAATCTCAAAAAAGCGAACGCGGCACGCTCAATGAGTGCATGATATCTACATGCGCTGAACGGTTCGGCGCAGAGAAGGAGAAGAGAATGGACACTGAACAAATCAACCAGGCGACCCGCGCTTACGGTCGCGCACTGGCAGCCGGCCAATCCGGTGAAGCTGCGATGCGCGCGGCATTCAGCTCGGTCTACGGCCTGGGCGGCCCGAGCATCAAGCGCGTCACGCTCAACGGCGTGGACCTCGTCGTCAGCTTTGACGGCGAGCCGGAAGATGGCTGGTCAATCATGGTGCAGCACGGAACGGACATCTCCGCGCTGCTGTCCGACGATCAAGTCGCCGTGATTGATCGTATCCTGCCCAAAGCGCCGGACGTGCTGATCGATAGCATGGGGTTCTCTGGCTCGGTGGGGGTGCGGTGATGACTCGCAAAATCGACATCGGAGGCCGCCAAGGTCGCGGCAATCCAAGGCTTGGCTTAGGCGAAGACGGCACGCTGATCGACCTGGACATTACCAAGCCTGCCGAGCACACGCATTCCGTGTGGGGTGATCTGGCAACGGGCGCCGGCCTGCTGGCGCCGGACAGCTACAGCGAGCCGGAAACAACGGATCTGCAGCTCGGGCCGATGACGCGGGGCGAACACCTAGCCAAGTGGCTGATGGTGTCGCTGGTGGTCTGCAGCTCCATCGCTGGCGCGGTAATCCTTGCAACGAACTGAAAACTGGAGAACGAGATGAACGAACACGATTACTCGCTTCCCTCGCAAGAGGACACCGACGCCTACCCGGTTGACGCCGCCGGCACGTACACGGGGGTGATGCTGTGAGCAACATCAAAGCATGCGCGGCATTCGTCAAGGCTCAGGCGGCTTTCGGGCCAGCACTGAAAACCAGCGTCAACCCAGCGTTCAAATCGCGCTACTCTGACCTTGCGTCGTGCATCGATGCCGTCATGGAGGCGCTGAACGCCAACGGTCTGGCTCTCATGCAGATTCCAGCCGACTGCGAAAGCGGCGTGTGCGTCGAGACTCTGTTTGTGCATGAGTCCGGCGAGATCCTGCACGGCGGGAAGTTTCGCGCGCCAGTCACAAAGCAGGACGCGCAGGGCTACGGGTCAGCGACGACATACGCGCGACGCTATGGCCTCATGGCCGCATGCGGGATAGCTCCAGAGGATGACGATGGCAACGCGGCAACAAAGGCAGCTCCACAGCGCGCAGCAGCGCCGACGCCGAAGCCAGCCTCAGCGCAAAGCATTGAGGCCATCGTTGCGCAGATCGTCGCCGACACCAAGCGCGACCCGGCCTCAGCAGCCGCAAAGCTGGCGGAAAGCCCAGACGACCGCCGTGACGCGATCTGGGCAAAGCTGCCAGCAGACACACAAACTGCGCTCACTGACAACTGGCCCGGAGCCTAAGCCATGACCACGCCATCCCTCTACACCATCGCCCAAGAGTACCGCCAGGCCTGTGACGTGCTGGCAGATATGGACATTGACGAGCAAACGCTGTCCGACACGCTCGAAAGCCTGTCCGGCAATCTGGAGGCAAAAGCGCTGAACGTCGCTGCGTTTCTGCGCGGACTGGAGGCCACAGCCGCCAGCATCAAGGAGGCCGAGGCAGCAATGAAGAAGCGCCGCGAGGCAATGGAGCGCCGCGCCGACAGCCTGAGGGGATACCTGCTGTCCACCATGCTGCACACGGGCATCCGCAAGATTTCCGGCCCGTACCTGGAGCTTGCAGTACGACTCAAACCGGCCAGCGTCGAGATCGAGGACGCTACGCAGATACCGGCTGACCTGCTGCGCATCCCCGAGCCGCCCGCGCCTGCGCCGGACAAGAAGGCGATTGCCGCAGCGATCAAGGCGGGGCGCGAAGTGCCTGGCGCGCGTCTGGCAGTGGGCGAGCGCCTGCACATCGGCTGACGATCAACAACCACGGGCCGCACTGCGCGGCCCTGACGAGGAATGAGCATGACCAAGACCACCCCCACGCCCCGAGTGCGCGCCCTGAACCTCTACACCGTCGAGAGCAACGGCCAGCCAGTCGCGCAGGCCATGGCGATCAGCCAGGCCGAAGCCGTGCGCCAGTACGTCGAGAGCCAGCAGCAGCCAGTGCTGTCGGCGCGGCTGTCGTCGCCGCTCGAAGCGCGGTCGCTGGCCGGGCTGCCGCTGCTGCAGCGTGATCCGTCCGCGGTCGACACCAAGACGGCGGATCTGTTCGAGGCGACGCCGGCCGCTGACCATGTGGAGGGCATCCTCGCAATGGTCGAGCCGCTGGCGGCGGGCGGATTCTCCCCGTGTGGACGCTCGCTGGGCGACTGCGGCAAAGCGACGCAGACATGCGGCCGGGACGGGTGCGGCGTGGAGGTGGTCGAGATGCCGCCGCAGCCGGCCATGCACCTGCACCGGTTCTTGGCGCTCGGAGACGAGGAGCCCGCCGCCGAGCAGCCGGGGGAGCTTGCCGAGCCGGTGGCGCTGGCTGCATCCGCCCCGGCTGGTGTCGCGCTGGGCTCTTCGGAGAGCGGCGCGGCAGATGCGCCCGCTGACAGCGAGCTGAAGCAGCAGGCCGAAGCAGCCGCAGCGCGCCGAGCGATGGGCGGGAAGCCGGTGGCGCTGTACCTGGACCCCGCGACCGGACAGACCTGGAGCGGGCGAGGACTGAAACCGAAGTGGCTGCTGGCCGCGATCGAAGCCGGCCGCACGCAAGACGAATTCCTGATTGATCCGAATGGAGCGCAAGAATGAGCACCGAACAACTGACCGGCCCGCAACTGGCCATTGCCCTACTCGCCCAGATCGGCGACGACGACAGCGACGCGGCGATTGCGGCTGTGCACGATCTCGCTGACGATCACGCCCAGCGACTGACGCTCCAACATCACGCATGCGACCAAGCGCAGCGCATCGCCGACCTGGAAACCAAGTGCGTCACGCTCAAGCGGCTGCACGACGAGCTGGTGGATGAGCGCGACAAGGCGCACGGTGAGCTGATCATCCAGGCCAGCGATCTGCGGGCAGCGCTTGCCGAGCGCGACGAGCTGGCGCACGGGCATCGATCACA